TGTGGAGAAATAGTGGTCTTCGTTGTCTGCAAGTTCAACTTGGAGATTTCTAATGTTTGGTTGGTTTGATTTCAAATGGAAATGGATAGCGACCATTGAATGTTCATGGTATGAAATTCAAAATGGTGAAGAAAAAGATACAGCCAATTCTACATACAATTTGTATGTAACTGATAGCGGTAAAAGAAAATGTAAGGGGTATGGATATATACCATACGAACATTCATTTTATTCAAATGTTATTGAACCTTGGTTAGATGGTGGTGGAGAACTACGTTTAAAAAAATATCTCAACGCTTATTCAACATCATATTGGGGAGATTTATCTAAACCAGAAAAACCAAAGAATACTAGATTAGAAGAAATGCTATAGGAGATAATACAAATGATAAAATATAAAATACTTTTTATTGTTTTAATATTACTAGGATTCGTATCATTGTATCATAATTCTATAGGCATGAATGTAATTGGTGTTTTATCTGCTATTTTAGGTATAACTATATCCACCCTTGGATTATTTGAAAAATATATCACTTGGGATATGGTCGTGAACTTTTTTATGAAAAAGGAAATTTAATGGAACCTTATCATTATACTTTGATTCTTTATGTTTTTGTTTTTATTCTGTCTGGTGTTTGGGCTGAATATCGATATCATAAAGGTGTAAGAGATGGAAATAATCTTTTTATGATAAAGACGGACTTTAAAAAAGAATTTTCAGAACTTATGTGGCAAGAACAGGTTCATGGATCTAAACAAATGCTACAACTTTTGATTCAAAAGAAGATTATCAAAGTTGACAATGAAACTGGAATAGTCTATGGTATTGCAGATAGTAGTTATGATGCTAAAAATGATTTAGATAAAATATCTACTAATCTCAATGCTATTCAAAATAAAATTAAAAAAATTACATAAATACGAATTGTATCGTTGAAGTCGTCAAACAATGAACTGGACTCGGGGGCAGTACCCGACGCCTCCACCAAAAGGTTATTAAAATGTCATCAAATAGAACTGGTAAAAATTTAACAAAAGCTAAAACTTCTTCATTAAATTATCATCTGAGAAACAATAAAGGATTATATGAAGAATATAAAAATAGCCAGTATCAATTTACAATGAGCTTTTCAAATTTTAAAAAAATGAAAAGAAAAAGAAAAAAGTAATCTTTTGATGGGGGCGAAATAGGATCGACAGGCATATGGGAGATAGATGGAGATACCAGCAAGGAACGGCTGACAATCAGTCCAAAAACGTAAAGGCAGTTAACGATAATGCTCCATTTGAAACTCGCCTAGCGGCTTAAGTTTCATAGGGTTTGGTGGTTTTCCTCGTAACAGAAAAACCACCTTTTTCATTTTAACAACATAACCAGAGAGGTTAAATGTATTAGAGAAATGCTCAAACACCAACATCTTATAGTCAGATCAGAAATTAAGACTCCCCCAACAGAATTTGATTTAGATAAAATGAATCTTTGGTTCAAAGATTTAATCCAATCAATTGGTATGAAGATTTTATCAGGGCCACATACAGTTTATTGTAAGATGGTTGGTAATAGAGGTTATACTGGAGTATGTGTAATCGAAACAAGTCATATTGCTCTACACACATGGGATGAAGAATCTCCAGCAGTGATTCAGTTAGACGTATATACTTGTTCAAATCTTGATGTATCAGTTGTTATAGATAAATTAAAAGTATTTGATCCAGTAAAAATAGATTATACTTTTATTGATAGGGATGGAGAACTACGTATTCTTGAACAGAAAAAGTTTTCTCTATAAATGAATGAAAAAAATAAATTTATCATTGAATTTTACACATCAAAACTTTTTACATGAAATAGAAAAGTTTTGTTCTATACAAAATATAGATTATATAGACGGTATATTATTCTTTTGTGAAAAATATAATATAGATATTGATCAGATGTCTGATCTTATTAAAAGAGATCCGATATTCAAATCAAAAGTACAATTTGAAGCCGAAGAATTACATTACTTAAAAAGACCTAAAAGACTGCCAATATGACAGACTTTGAAGCTTATAAACTCTATGTTGTTATGAAAAATCATTTTTCCAAAATAAAATTTGATTTCTTCAAATATCATGGAAAATCTACTGCCAGTTATAATTCTTTTGAAAAAAGACCTGACAAAGTTTTTTTTCTTAAATTGGCAAAGCATAATGATATACAGGGATTTCTTGTTGCTAATTTTTTGGCCAACAAGAAATCATTTAGCAAAGAGTTATGTTATAATGAAGAATCCGAAAAAATATATAAACAATGGATGAAAACAAAACAATCCTTAGAATATTCTTTCAAACAAGATATAAAAAAGATAAATCCTCCATTCCAAGATATTTTTTTGGTACATGATAATAGCCACCCTACTATTTTAAAATTATATCTACAAAAAGAAATTAAACTAGAAACTATTTGTATTTTAATTGATATTACAGGCTCTATTCGTTATTTGGATAAACATCTATCTACGGATATAGTTTGGGAAGAAATTGGTATGACCATAAAAAAGTACATACCATTTATAAAGTATGATAAAGAAAAATATACAAAGATAGTACTTGACTATTTTAATGACGTATGATATATGACTAAATAGTATGTGTGTGTAATGCACATATACAAACACTCAATATAAAAACAATCAAACACTCATAAAAAAGGAAATAATATGGTAGATTTCGCTAAACTAAAATCTATGTCTGGTAAAAAATCACTAGATCAAATAAATTCCCACCTAAACAAACTTGCCAATCAAGACAGTGGTAAAAAAGGAGCAGATAATCGTTTCTGGGCTCCAACTGTCGATAAAGCTGGAAACGGTATGGCCATCATTCGTTTTCTTCCTCCAACAGAAGGTGAAGATGTTCCTTTCATCAGACTTTATGATCATGGATTCCAAGGTCCAACAGGTCTATGGTACATCGAAAACTCTCTAACAACAATTGGCAAACCAGATCCTGTATCTGAATATAACTCTAAGCTTTGGTCTACTGGAGTTGAAGCAGACAAAGAAATTGTTCGTAAACAAAAACGTCGTTTACATTTCATTTCTAATATCTATGTTATTCAAGATCAAGCAAATCCTCAAAACGAAGGTAAAGTATTCTTATTCAAATATGGTAAGAAAATTTTCGATAAACTAAACGAAGCTATGAATCCACAATTTGAAGATGAACAACCAATCAACCCATTTGATCTATGGGAAGGTGCTAACTTCAAACTAAAGATTCGTAATGTCGATGGTTATCGTAATTATGATAAATCAGAATTTGATAAGATTAAACCTTTGTTTGAAGATGATGATGAGATTGAAGTAGTATGGAAGAAGCAATATTCTCTTGAAGAGTTTATCAAAGAATCAAACTTTAAACCTTATGATCAATTAAAAGAACGTTTGTCTAAAGTTTTGAATATTGTTCCTGAAAATACTTCTTCACGTAAAATTGATGAAGTAGCAGCACCTTCATTTAAGGAATCTAAGTATAAGACTGCTGCAACTAGTAATCTTGATGATGAACATGACGATGAAACAATCGAGTTCTTCAAACAGATGGCTGGTTAAACCATAATACCACCACCATATAATGCAAAATGTGAACCGGGGGTTTGTGCGAGCGGGTTAATACTCGCTCCCGCAGCCCCCATACTGTTTTGTGGAGCAGATGATTGTCTTGATGCACGTTCATAATCATTAGAAGAAGAACCGTGTTCATGTGTTGGAGGAGGTTCTGACTTTTGTTCTTCTGGTGCTTTTTGATTTTGTGGTGCTGGTGGCGTTAGTCCTTGTGCAGTATTTGGCACTGGAGGTTGTCTAACTTCACCGCTTGGTTGCTGTCCACCACCTTCTGCAATTACAGGATTTCTTTGTTCATATTGATTAGTATTTCCTGTAACAACAGGCGTTAGATTTAATTGTTTGCCAGCTTCATTTCTTTTAGCAACTTCTTGTGCTGATTCTCCGCCAGTTCCACGTCCAGTATTTTGTTCTTGAATTTGAAATTGTGAAAATAAGTTTCTGTCAAGATCTTTAGTTTCACCAATCTTTTTCATCAAATCTACATTAGCATTCTTGAGAGTAATCTTTTGTGATAGATTGTTTTGTTTTTGCCATTCATGTAATGATCGAATAAATTGTAATTGTTTATCTGGTGTGCCAAATTGATCTAAGTTATCAACTTCATAACTATAAGCATTTCTGTTCTTTGATAACATTTGCTTTAAGTTTTCTTCCCAACCTTTAGAACTTTCACCAAATTCTTTCATGCCAGGGCCTTGATGATAAAGATGAACTTTGGCACCAGCTTTTTCTGCTTCTTGCATTGTCTTTAGATGTTCTGGTGATTTATATTGTCCTCTTTCATCTTGTTGTACATCCACCCCAATAATATTTTGTCCTGGTTTTAATCCAGACTTTTTGATTGTTTCAGCAACATCTAATGGTTTCTCTGTTGAGAACGAGAAAGCCATTCTATTATCTTGTTTTTGTGCTCCTGGTGGTCCTGCTTGTTGTTGTGAGGGAACACCAACTTCTATACCACTTAATCTTTTTTGTGCTTCTCCTGCACTAATGCCAAATGCTCTAGCTCCACCACCTTCATCGAAAACTTTAAATGGTCCTGGACCTAAGTCTGCATGTAAATGATCACCAGATATACCAATTCTATTAAATCCAGCTCTTCTTGCATTTTCTAATAGTTGTTGTCTTTGTTGTGTGTTCATATCACGTATTCTTATATCAATAGCTCTCCCACCTGTTCCTTCAGGATTGTTGTGGGCATAATGTTGAGAACCAGCAGCATGTTGTCCACCAGTTGTAGAAGTAATAGTATATTCTTGTAATTGTCTTAATCTATTAGCAGCTTGTGTTGTTTCTGGAGATAAATTTTGTGCTTGTTTTTCTATTCTAGGTTCAGAAAACATTAATTTTTTTTCTGAAGTTGAGTCAGATTGACCCAAATTTTGTATTGGGTATGGAGTTTGTGTTTGCGGTAATTGTGGTTGTCCTGCTTGTTTATTGTATGTGCTTAATATACTAGGAGCCCAATTACCATTAACTGTATTATAACCACCCTTTACAAGGTTACCAAGAGTTTGTTGTGCATCTCCTTGATAATATTTCCCCCATCTTTTTAAATGGTCTTGTACCGCTTCATCTAGTGTGCCATATGCTTTATGTTTTTGACCATCAGCACCAACAACAAATCCGGCAGAACCTACACCTGTTTGTCCAAATGGATTATTTGTTCCTCTAGCATAAATTCCTTTTTTAAGCCAACCAGATTCCATCATGGCAATAGACGCTGTAAGATCTGGATTTGGAGATCCCGCTTTAACAGCAGCATCTCTTACCATTTTATATGCTTGATCGTTTGATGCGACTAATCTTGTATCTTGAGGTTTTCTATCAATATCACCAGTTGTTTTAAAATTAGATACAGCTTCTTCAGCAGATAATTTTTGCATTTTAGATTTATTAATATCTTCTGGACTTAGAAATCTAAATTTATGTGGTTCACCAGGAGCAGATGGAGAAATTGCTAAAGATGCAGACCCCTTTTCTTTAATCATTTCTTTTAAATGTGCAACAAATTTTGGATATTCGTTTGGTGGAATTGCCAAACAACCAGAACTTACAAGTTTATTAATATCGTTAGTGCTTCCCATATGTATTTGTATTTCAGTTCTAGTTCCAACTTTTGGATCGGCCATAACACCACCAGGAGAACCAACATTAAAAACAACATTTTTAGATCCGGTAGGATCATTAATGCCACTCAAATAATTTCTTATAACAGATCCAGCACCACCTTGTTGTTCGTACAATTGATGGCTACCATATGCCATAGATCCTCTACCACGTCCGCCTGTCACAGCAGAATAACTTGTTTCCTGAAAATTGGTTGTTGCAGGTAGAATTGCTTGACCTTGTATTCTATATGGTCTTTCTTTTTGTTCTTGTGGACCAATAGAAGGTATATTAGGTGGAGTAGTAGATTGTTCTGGTGTTAAAGTAGAAGGTTTTACATTCTTTTCTTGTGATGCAGCAGGTATTTCTAAATATTTGGGAGTCCATTTTTTATCAGCAGCTTCTACACCATATCTTTCACCACCAAAAGATGCTGTTTGACCAGGAGCAAAGATAGTGCCGTCTGCTTGTTTTTGTGCTCTTCCTTGTCCAAATCCAACCATACCAGATGCATTTCCTGTTGCACCATTAGTTGTGTTTGTTCCTTTTTCTGCAACTTCTCTAATTATTTGATGAAATGTAGAATTGTTTGAAGAACCAGGATTTGGTGTTGGAAAATAACTTCCAGTTACTGCTTGTAAAAGAGTTTGTCCTCTTGCTGCTGCTCTGTTGAATGTAGTTTCGGCCCAAGCTATTTGTGCAGCACGACCTTGTGATCCTACTTCTGTTTGCATTCTTCCAGCAAAAGCAGCCATAGTTTTTGGATCTTTTAATTGTTCCATAAACTGTGTACGATCTATGGGTCTTCCGGCTACACCAACTGGACTATTTGGTGCTGCATCTGGAGATGGTGGCTGACTTGTTGCAGCCGGTTTAGATATAGGAGGTTGTGCAACAGATCCTGCGGGTGCTGGAGTTCCTGGTGGTGCAGCATTTGGATTTGGATTTGCTGCTTGATTATATAAATATTCTGCACTCTTAAGACCTACTGCACCTGCTGCTACTCCGAATGTTGCAGCTGCTGTACCACCAATTGCACTTGCTGCTCCAGATACAGCACTAGCAGCAGCACTTCCAATACCACCACCGCCTTTACCTCCACCGCTAGTACCAGCTCTTGGGCCTTCTTGCATTGGTTGTGGTGGAGCAAATTTTTGTTCTGTTGGTGGAGAAGTAAGAGATTGTCTTCTAGATTCAGATATTATTTTATTTTCTAAAGAAGTATAGAATGAATTAAGTCTATAGTTAATATTATTTCTAAAACTTTCTAAAGAAAAGTTTAAGTTTGTAACTGTTTTTTCAATAGATTGTTGTTTGCTTCGAATGTCATTTAGACTTTCTTGAAACAATTCATTCTTTATTTTAGATTCTTTAAATTGTGTTTGTAATAAATTTTGTGCGTCTTTTAGATCACCAATATTATCAGTCAAAGAAGAAATAGAGGTTTTATTATTCTTTAGTACAGCATAGATATCTTTGCTAATACCAAAAAGATCTTCTTCATTCTTTTTGGCTTCAACACGAAAATTATTTAAATCGTTTACATCACTTGTAATTTTACTTACTATTTCTTCTAATTCTTTGTTTTCCATTTAGTTTCCAGATTTTTCTTCTAATTCTCTTAGATAATTTGATAACATCTCTACATATAAATCTCTTTCAAATGGAATAAGATTGTCAATTTCAGTAATAGAATATTTATGATGTTGAACCAAAGAAAATATGGTCGAGTAATAATTCTCTAATGTATTATGGTTCAACGAAAGGTAAAAAAATCATTTAATGAATTAAACTCCACTTTCTTATCATTATTCAAAGAATTTTTATATTCTCCAACATATTTTAATTTGGGAGTACTATTCAAAAATGTTTTAATTTGTTCATAGGTTTTAAGATTTAAATTTTCTAGAAATTCTGATAATTCTTTGGTTGAATAGTTGGATGCTTCATATATATTTTCTCCATCATATATTTTGTCAATGCATCTAACTATCAAATTAAATAGAAAATCATCTTGTGAATTTAAATATTCACTATCATTGTATAAAGTAGATGGTGGATATTTCATAAAAATTCCAGATTTATCACTAATTTTTATTTTATTTTCATATTTTTCTGGAAACTCAACTTTAACATCATTCAAATTGACTTCTAATTCATAATCTTTATTATCTTCAAAATCTTTTACAAATACTTTTATTATATTATTGATAGAAATTGCTCTTAATTTTAAATATATGTATTCTAAATCAAATATAGTCAGTTTGTCTATCGTTACTGTTGGGTCCAAAGAACAATTTGTTACAATTTGTTTAATAGCAGTCAATATATCAGATGGATCTTGTGACTCTTTAGCCATTAATAATATTTTTTCTTCTTTAACTAAAAATGGTCTGAATACTGATTGTTTTTTGGTAGATGGTATTTCAATTTTTGTAATTGGTTGTTCGATTTTGGGCAATGACATAATGTTTATTTCATCCTCTTACTAATATATTATCATTTGTTTCTATAGTTGAACCTATTATTCTATATTCTTTAAAGTTTAATACAATTGCTAATTGTGTCAAACCTCCATCTCCCCATGCAAGTGATGTATCTGATACAGCCACTGGATATGCTTCTAAGAAATCAAATCTTAAAATGTCATTTCCTTCTTGGTCGAAAACATTTACAAGTACAGTCGTGACAATATCATTTTTATATCTATTGACGTAACTTGGAAATGTGTTTATGTTTCCAGTTCTGGCATCAGAGTTTCCTGAAAATTGGAATATTGTTCTGAACCAATGATACCAAAATTGCCAAATAGCACCATATCTATCACAAAGAATTTCCATTCTTATTTCAGTAAATTCATTTGTCAATGGATATTTTTGTGCCGGTCCTATACCATAACGTCTAACATTCGTAGTTTTTAATTCAATCCCAGGTAATAGTACTTTTGTAGTTCTAAATTTTAATGTAGTGGCGATTTCTGTGATACTAAAATCTCCATTAACATTACTCATAAGACTGGCGTTTATACTTGGTGGTGGTGTAAGTATAACTTCATAATGACTATTTTTTAAATATCCTTCAGAATCTATATTTGCTCTGAATGATGAAACGTTAAATGGCATATGTTATCCTTAGTATGGTGGTGAGAATCCAGGTTTTACGACCCATCTTTGTAATGGTAACATAACAACATGTTCCCAATCTCTAGGATCTATCCTTTGAAAATTTTGTGCTCTTGGTTGAAGATAATGTTTTACACAATTTTCAAATCCAGGAAATCTTGAAGGATTTACTATAAGAGTTTGATAATTTATCATTAATCTATATAATTCTGGCGAATCGCCAGTTTGTAATTGTGCTTTCATAGCATTTAATAAAACAGCTCTTTGTTGTGGAGGCAAATAATGTAAGTTTAACCCATAAAATCCTCCTTTTGCTGGACCCAAAGGAAAAATTAAAGGTTTCATATCCCAATATGGCAATACTTCTTTCCACTTTGCATCGTAATCAAAAAGAAACATGTTTCCATTTATACCAAAACCATCTTTATATGATCTATAATCTTTTTCTGGTTCTGGTGGTGTTCCAGGTTTTCTTCCACTAAAAAGTCTTTGAGAAATATTTCTATACCAATTTATAGCATCTTGAACTCTTTTTTGTATTTCTGATCTAGACAATCTAAGAAGATTCAAATAATCCATTATTTAACTCCTAATTCTTTTTCTGTTAATATTTGAAATTTCCATTTTCTATCTTCACAAAATTCTTTAGCCGCTTTCCATTTTGCTTCATTTACGCCCCAAGTTTTAACTTCTGAAACGTATTTTTTAGTAATTTTCTTTTGCACCTTTGGTGGTGCAGTTTGAATTTTTGGTTTAATTTCAATAAGTATTGTTTCTTTAATACCTTGTTTATTTATGATAGTTAATATGAAATCTACAAAGTATCTGTGTATTTTATTATCAATAGGAGAACGATAAGGTATAACAATTTCTTCAGATCCCCAAGATATAACATTTGGATCTAAATCTATGCGAAACATAAACTTAAGTTCCCAACTTGATCTATAAATAATGTTAGTTGGATCGCCTTTATATTTTTTTGGATTTCGAGGTATAAATTTTCCGGTGTATGTTCTCATTTTTGTATATAAATAATAAATAAACGTATTTATACGACACAGGAATAATATATGGTTAAAACTATCATTAGCGGGCCACCAAGAAATTTTCCCACTAAACCATCAATGCCAGTTGCTCCAGGATTAACATATCCTTCAGATTTGTTTGCACCTATTGGAAATGGTGAAACAAATAATTTTTATACATCTATACGTATAAAAACATTTAGAGCAAGACAACCAACTGGACCTGCTATTAATCTACCTATACCAAGAAAAATTAATGATGTACAAGTTCTAACTTGGTCACAAGAGAGCACAACCGCAGTAGCGGCATCTTTGGGTGTTAATGCTCTTAATTTTTGGGTTGGTTCAGCAGCAGGTGTTATCATAAATCCTGCTCTATTCTTACAATTCAAACATCCAAATTTTAAAAGTTTTGAAATGATGTGGACATTTGTTGCCGATAATGAACAAGAGTCTAATACAATAGCAGATATAATAAACAATTTAAAATTTTATTCTTCTCCAACTAGAGCAAACTTTCTTGCTATGACATATCCAGATGTATTTTTCATAAAATTACATCCCGAACCTAAATTTACCTTTAAGATCAAACCTTGTATTATAGAAGCTATTGCTGCCGATTATACTGGTGGTGATATTCCAGCTTTTTATAAAAATGGTGCTCCAGTAGCAGTAAATATGACAATCAGATTTAAAGAAATTGAAATTTGGGAAAAGAATTCTTGGGATGCAAATACGGATGGAGATGTATAATATGGATAGATATTTCGATAAATTTCCAATAATAACATATGCTAATAATATTTCTGTAGATATTATTAGACGTTCAAAAGTTTTAGAAAAATATTATTCTAATCCATATGTTTTCTATACTTATGATATATCTCATAAAGAAAGACCAGATCAATTTAGTGCTAGATATTATGATGATGCATATAAAAGTTGGTTAGTGTATCTGTCTAATAAAATAATTGATCCTTATTATGAATGGTATCTTCAAGATAATGAATTTTATGAAAATTTAGCAAATAAATATGGTTCAGTATATAATGCTCAAACTAAGGTAAAATATTATAGAAATAGTTGGGAAGGCGTGGAAAATTTGTCAATCAGTGCTTATAATGCACTAGATTATGATCTCAAGAAATATTGGACTCCTCATTATGATGAATTTGGTAATATTTTGAATTATGAAAGACTTAAAACAGATTGGATAATGAATACTAATAAAATTTTCTCATATGCAATTTCTAATAGTAATTTTATTACAAATGAAATATGTGATATTGTTTTTGATATAAGTAATACTGGTAAAGGACAAGTTGTTAAAAAATCAAATACTCATGTATATTTACAACATTTGTATGGCACATATGAAACTAGCAATACTGTTTCAATAGTTCCAAGTAGTTATATATATGGTACAGAAAGTAATGTAAATACAGTATTTACAACTGCAACATGTGTAGCCAATAATATAAAATCAGAAGAAGAAGTTTATTGGACTCCTGTAACATTTTTTCAATATGAAGAAGAAAAAAACGAATACAATAAAACAATAAAAGTTATGGATAATAATTTGACAACACAAATAGTTAATGAACTATATGATTTAATGAGGAAATAATGGGTATAAATGTTGATGACGTCTTTAGAATAGAAAATATGACTTTCACTTGTTCTAAAGGCGATATACTTAGAGGTACTGGCATTACGGTCAATAAAGCCAGAATGGTGACAACTAAAGGCACACCATATCCAAGGGTAGTTTGTGAAGTTCTTGATCCGTATAATGCTATTGGAAGAGATTTACGATTGGATGGTTCTGAAAAAGGCGTTACTTTTGGAGTACGTACAGGAAGAGGACCTATTGTTTTTTCTAATATGGTTTTTGAAAAAGACGAAAATACTGACAATAGTATGTATCCTCCATCTGATCCAATGGGACCAACTGGACACTTTCAAGTTCATACACTAACTATGGTTGCTCAAGATTTAGAAAATGCCAATAAAAATCTCGTTCCAGATAATTTTGTTAATCAAACTCCTACTTCTATAGTTCAACAAATAGCATCTAAATACTGGCAAAGTCCATATGGTGTTTCTACTGAAGTTATGGCTAAACCTATAACTCTGAATGCTGGCAACAAACATTCCAAAGATGTAATTGAAAGAGTTGCTGGAATGTTTGATACCACACATGCAGGTATTAATGGTGATTCTTTGATGGATCTCTATTTCTATAGAAAAGGAAGTACATATAAATTAGATCCATTTAGTGCTTCTTTTAATCATGGTGTAGTAGATACATTCACACAATATGATCAATTGTCTGGTGCTAGTTTATCTGAAGATGAAAAAAGTAGAATGATTTTAGAATATAAAGTCAAAGGATTTATGAATGTTGAAGGTAAAGTATTAAATGTAACTAGACAGATAGTTTACAATTTGGCAACTGGCGAACTTACTTCACCATTTCCTTTTGGAAGTAGATTTAAAATGACACAAGGAATTCCAATTGTAAAGGACGAATTTGCAGTAGAGCCACATGTTGTTTTTGCAAAAAATGATCCTGCAAATAATGAAACGCCAGGATTATTGTTAGGAACAGCGGCTGAAAATAGAGTTAGATATCTGGCAGATTTAAATCAATGTTCTATAGAATTTGTTATTCCACCTGCACCAAATATTGATTTAGGTGATATGGTAAATTTAAGAATAACTGACAAAAATGCTAGAAATACAACTTCTTCCTTGGGACTTATCTCTTCTTATGATTCGAATATATATTCTATAATTTATGATATTGATATGAATGGAGATTCCCAAACATGCAAACAAAGAGTAACAACACTAAAACCAACACAGAGGTATTAAAATGAAAATGTTTATTGCAGAAGTCAGAGATATTAAAGATCCTATGAAATCTGGAAGATGCAAATTAAGAATATATGGACAACATGACAATGAAGAAACTGCTGGTGATGATAAAGCAGTATGGGGAACCCCATTGATGGGAACAACAACAGCATCTACTGCTAGATCAGGAACTATACCAACTGGTATGGAAGTAGGTTCTAGAGTTATGGTGTGTTATGCATCAGATGATGTAAACTGTCAAAATCCATTTATTATGGGAAGTTTTCATAGAGCAGGATCAGGAAATTCAACAGGCTGAGGTAATATATGGCTATTAAAACAATATTAGATCAAGACGTAACAAGTAAAGATGTAGATTTAAGCAAATCTGATATTCCTTTAAAATATGAATCAGATGAATTAAATGAATTTAAATTAAAACCACAACCATCTCCTTTTAATGTTAAAGTTGGTAATCAACCTCTTAAAACACAAAACGATCAATACGCCGAAGCAAAAAGGATTACATTATCATAATGTCAAATGTTGAAAATAGAGATGGCGATTCTGCTGTAAATAAAATGAGAAAAAAAGGCAAAAATGTTGAAAAACCAACAACAGCTGTTGCCGAAAAAAATTTAAAGAAAGTATTTGATGCTTTAAATGAAGTAGATCCAGCAAGAATATCTGAAGTTTTAAAAAATTCCGCTACTGAATTTAATAAAATTAATACTTTTCTCAATATGGCATCATCTTCTAGTGGTGGAGGTGGAAGTAAACCAAATAGCGGTGTAAAGAAAATGCTTACAGATGCTCTTACAGGAGCACTTTGTATTTTAGTTAAAAGACATGGATACATCACAGTATTAACATTTTTTACTAATCTTTTGACAATATCAAATTATAATTTATTATTAGATGATTATAAAGAGATAGTAAAAAATGCTATGGAAAAACTGTACATAACTGTTTTAATGTATGGTGAAAAAAATATTCCAGTGTCTATTATTCCTGCTATAATATTAGGAGATAAAGTTCCTTCTACATTAATATCAGAAGTTCCAGATCTTTATGTTCAACAATATTTTACATCTGATAATGATCCATTTCCTGGTTATATTCAATGGATAGGTCCAGATGATGATATAGTCTATACATTAAGAACACCATCAGATCCACCATTTGATACATCAGAAGAACATGTCTATTCAATAGCAGAACAAGGTTTGGCAAACGATTTAGATGTTTATTTTATAGATAAAACATTAGTATTAACAATCCAAAAATTTAGTGAATTATTAATATACTATTGCAATTTGATGGAAGATCAAGCAATAAAATCTACTGTCGGAAAAAATGCAAATAATATGTCTGGAAATTTAGCTCAATTGCTAGGAGGGATATTAAGTTCTCTGGTTAGTCAAGCACAAGCCGGACATATTCCACCTTCAGTTTTAGATAAAGGGAAAATGAATCAATTGATATCTGATAATAATAAAATGCAAGGTCGTTTAAATTCTTTCATTAAACCTTCTCTTAAAAAAGCAGTTGCTGGAGAAATGGATGATATGTCAGGAATGATGTCAAATTTTCTTGGTGGAGGCAATTTATCTTCTTTGTCTGGTTTGATGTCAAATTTAAGTAGTTTGACTGGTGGAGTTAATACTTCTTTACCATCTGTACCACCTGTACCACAAGCCAATGTCGAAACAGCAATTAAAACAGTTTCTGCTGCACAAGATATTGAAACCACTATGAAATGTTTAAAGAATTTTGTTTAAAGGTAAAAAATGGCAGATCCTTTTTTAAATAAAAAATATCCACAAGATCCAACAGCTGCAAAAAAAAGCAATCCAGAATATCCTTGGATGTCTGGACATAGTGACAGAAATGGTAGATATCAGATAGCGTATGCTGATCCTGATAAACCAAATGAATCATTTGATCAAACATTTAATCATGATGGTTCTACTAAAACTAATTTAGCTCTAGAAGACAGTAAAGATAATGGTGTATCTTATTCTCTTGAAAACCATACTATAGGATATAGTTTGGGAGGAAAATCTGGAACTACAGATTCACACCAAGATACATACAATGGAGCAACAAATAGAACAAATGTGGCAGGAGGCGAACATAAAAATGTTGGTGGTGACCAAGGTATAGCAACAGGAGGTTCTTGTTCTAGTTCTACGGGTGGAGGAGAAGCTAAAGGAACTTGTGGCAAAAGTTTAGCTGACAATTATAGATATGTTTCTGGTGATAATACTGTTCGTTATGATGGTAGTGAATATATTCATAGAGATGGAAATTCTATGACTACGATGGGTGGATCTAAATATGAAGTGTTGAAAAATGGAGAATGGGGATTGAATGTCCAATCTGGCAATTGGGACATTCAAGTCGATGCAGGGCAAGGAAGATTGTTTGTACAACAACCTTTATTAATTGAAAGCCCTGCTAAAATAACATTTAAAGTCGGTGGATCGACTATTACTATGGAGCCAGCACAAATAACATTAGTTTCAGATCGTATAGATCATAATCCATAAGGCAAAAAATGTCAGTTAGACCATCAAGAGCAGATGTTATCTCTCCAAAACAAAAACAATCGGAATTTTTTTCTGATTTTCTAAATAGTTTTATGAAAACACCTGTTGGTGATGAACTAGCTAGAGTTACAAATGAACAATCAGTAAATCAATCTTTAAGAAATTTGATCAAAACAAATCTTGGTGAAAGGCTTTTTCAACCTGATATAGGATCTAATGTTAGAGCTTCTTTATTTCAACCATTAGATCCTAGTACATCAGAAACTTTAAGATTTTATATTGAATCTGTTATAGGCAACAATGAACGTCGTGTTAATTTATTACAAGTAGAAGTACAAACTTTTTTTGATCAAAGAGAAACTGGTATATATAAAATAACTTCAGAACATGAAATAAGTATAACCATATATTATACATTAATAAATAGTACGACACCAATAACACTTTCAATGATTCTTAGAAGAGTTCGTTAAATATGGCAAATAGTTCATTAACAGTTTCATCATTAGATTTTGATACACTCAAAGATAATTTAAAATCTTTCCTTTCAAATCAATCGGCATTCAAAGATTATGACTTTGAAGGTTCTAATATTAATGTCCTACTTGATGTTTTATCATATAATTCATATTTAAATTCATTTTATTTGAATATGGTTGCATCAGAAATGTTCTTGGACTCTGCTCAAAAATATGACACCGTAATTTCACACTCCAAAGAATTAAATTATGTTCCTATTTCTTCTAGCTCTTCACAAGCTGATATCTCTATCACATTTGAGACTGTTGGTCTTAATGGTGTATTGACTATACCCAAAGGAACAAAATTCTCAGGAACAAACTCCAACAATTCTTATCAATTTGTAACCAGAGAAACAAATGTAGTCTATTCTGGTAACAACACATATACTGCTAATTTAACAATACACGAAGGATCTTATTTCAAAGATTCGTTTATATTTGATGAAACAGAAGAAAACTTGCTTCTAAAATTATCAAATAAAAACATTGACTTAGACAGTTTAACAGTAACTGTTTCTGAAAATAATGGTGCTAATGTTTATACATTTGCACGAGCAGAAACTTTGTTTAGATTAACAAAAAATTCAGAAGTGTTTTTTGTTCAAGGATCAGACACCAATTCATATGAAATTGTATTTGGAGATAACATACTTGGAAGAAAACCACAACATCTTTCTACAATAGTAGCAGAGTATGTTGTTAATAATGGTGAAAAATCAAATGGCATTGCTAAATTTGGTCTTAATGGCGATCTTTCAAAAATAAATTCTGGACAAGTTAATGTATCAAACATAGTTACATTAAAAAATTCTAATAATGGAGCAGACCAAGAAACTATAGATTCTATAAAATATAATGCTCCTAGACATTTTGCTGCACAATATAGAGCAATATCAACAGATGATTATGCTTCTATCATTCTAAGTAAATTTGGAGGCAAAGTATCAGATGTTATAATTTATGGTGGTCAAGAATTAGAACCAAAATTATATGGACGAGTTGTTGTATCGTTAAAGCCAACAAATAGTACTGTTGCTTCTGATACTTTAAAAAATGAGATTAAAAATTATTTGTTAGATTATATTGCTCTTCCTAATAGAATAATAATATCTGATCCAGAAACTTTTTATTGTAAAATAGATACAACTGTACAATATGATTCAAAGACAGGAAATAAAACTATTAATCAAATTAAAAATATTTTAGCACAAGATATAATTGATTTTAGTAAAGATCATTTAGAAAAATTTGGTAATGATTTTAGATATAGTAAGTTTGTTGCACATATAGATTCATCAGATGACAATATAACAAGTAATGATACTCATGTTAAATTAGTCAAACAATTAACACCTTCATTGAACGTATCTACTCCAATTTCTATTAATTTTAATAATTCATCTGAAAAAGATATAGATGATCTTGTTTTAACTTCTGATCCATTTACATATGTGTCTTCTGATGGAACTAAATATCCATTAGCTCAGTTAAAAGATGATTCTAATGGTACAATTATTGTCTTTACTGTAACCAATGGTAAAGAAGCTATAATAAATTCAAAAATAGGAACTATTGATTATATGACTGGTAAAGTTGTATTGAGCAATTTTAAGGTTTCTTCATATAATAATCACATTTCTGTATATTATAATACTACTAATAAAGATATTATAGCAACAAAAAATATGATCTTATATTTTTCACCAATATATACATCAATTAATGTTATAGAAGTTGTAAAATAATGGAATTTTCAATAGAATCAAAAATATCCAACTTTGTTGAAAATCAATTTCCTTCTTTTTATAAAGAAGAAGGTCCAAATTTCATATTATTTGTCAAAACATATTATGAATGGTTAGAATCTACTAATAATCCGTTATATTATGCTAGAAATTTACAAAATTTTAGAGATATAGATAATACACTAACAGAATTCTTAGATTATTTTCAAAAAAAATACGTATCTGGAATACCTTTTAATGTTGTAATAAACAAAAGATTTCTAATTAAACATATATTAGATGTTTATAGATCAAAAAGCAGTATAGAAGGTTATAAACTTTTATTCAGAATTTTATACAATGAAGATGTCAGCGTATATCTTCCTGGAATAGATATGTTGAGAGTTTCAGATGGTACTTGGAAAGAACCAAAGTATATTGAAGTCTCGTATGTAGAGGGTATGGAAAATTTACTCGGCAAAACAATCATAGGATCATCTTCAGGAACAACAGCAGTCGTAGAAAATTTTATTAAACAGCCATTAAATCAATCTATAATTTCTTCTTTATATATTTCTAATATACAACCTAAAGGTGGATCTTTTAATGTTGGCGAAAAAGTATATGATTATCAATATTATAATGATCCAAATTTAAGTAATATATTGTTAAATTCACCAAAAGTTTTAGGATCTTTAGATTCTATTTCAATTTTAAGTGGTGGAGATAATTTTAAGATTGGTGATGTTTTAAAAATTGCAAACAGAGATCTTACAAACAATCAAGTAATTTCTTTTGGTACAGATGGATTTGTTAGAGTTACAGAAATTTCTAGAAAAATTGGTACTCTAACATTTACAATACCATATGGTGGATTTGGTTATACTCTTTCTTCAAACACATTTATATACAATTATCCGACTGACACTCAAGGATCTGGAGGAAATTTTGAAGTTGGGTCAATATCTAATGCCAAACAAATAACTTATAATACAGATTGTATTGCAGAATTTTTAGATAAGCAATTAGATGTATCTGCTTTTAATTTGGCTGGTAATCCAACCGCCAATTTATCAAGCAATTTAGATATATCATTAACATATGCAAATGATTTGTTTGGTTCTGTTGCTGTTTTAACAGATGTAAGAAATGGTATAGGTTATATTTTACCACCATATTGTTTTGTTAAATGTACTTATGATTCTAATGCACTTGCCGGAACAGTAACATACAATTCATCATCTAATACAATAACTGGAACTGGTACATATTTTACTAATTTCTTAACAACAAATTCTTTAATATATATTCAATCAAATTCTATAGTTAGCACGACCGGCGAATATCATGTTATTAAAAATGTAGCAAATAATACTTGTATTGAATTATATGGACCTCCATCATTAAATTCTACGGCATCATCTATATATAAAATTTGTCCAGATATATTAAAATCTAATTATGAGATTAATAGTAATAATTTCAATTTTACAGAAATATCAATTTCTGAATATAATCAATTGGATGCAAATGTATTTGCTGTTCCTTCATTAGGAAATACTTCAGTAACAAAGGTAGAATCTTTTAATTCAGGAAAAGGTTACATAGATGGTGAATATGTTAAAATGTACCTTTATTCTGGTGTCACAACACCAACTATTGACAATTCTGGTATATCATATGCCAATAACGATCCTTTAATATTCTCTGGAGGTGAACCATATCAGCCTGCACAAGGATATGTAGAAACTGATAATGAAGGTAAAATGGTTTCCTTGGTTATGACAAAATTGGGATCTGGTTACAAATCTGTGCCTAAAATCACTGTAAGAAGTAACAAAGGATCTAATGGAATTATATCAACTACATTACAAGAGTATAATACCTCCTATGAAGTCACAGGCCAAGTACAAATATCTGGAATTGGAAAAAGAAAAGGATTTTGGTCTACTACCAGAGGATTTTTAAATTCTGATAAATATATACAAGACAGTTATTATTATCAAGATTATTCATATGAATTAAAAACATCTTTAACTCTTAATAAATATAAAGATATTTTATATAATACTTTTCACATTTCCGGCACTGAACTGTTTGGTAAATATGTATTAAATACTGACGAAACAAATAGATTTGTAATAAAAAACGAATCTACTACTATAACTCCATAGGAATATAAATGGGAATAATTTTACCACAATTTAAAAAAGCATTAATTGATGAATTGAAATATAGCATATCTGCTAATACTTCTCAATATTACGCCTTTGCTGCTAATCCCATAAGTTTGAATCCTGTCGCTAATAATACATTAGACGACTATTCTGCTTTGTTTGAAAATGATTGGAAAATGATTTTTGGTAAAAAATTGTCAAATACCAATGTTGTTCCTGTTATAAAAAATATACCTTGGCAAACTAATACTGTATATACAAAATATGATAATACTAAAGATTTGTCAAATTCACAATTTTATGTAGTCGCTGAGCCAGATGAAGTTGGTGGATATTATAATATATTCAAATGTATTAACAATTCTAACAATTCAGTATCTACTATTAAACCAAATTTAATAAATCCAGATTCATTTACGAATGCAGATGGCTATACTTGGAGATACATATATTCTATATCAAGTGCAAATTATAATAAATTTTCTACAACAGAATTTGTACCATTTTATGCAAATACAAACCAACAGGACATTGCATATACTTTCAGTGGTGTAGAAGTTGTTATGATTTCAAATGGTGGTATTGGTTACAATTCTTATCATGATGGTATTATAAGATCTGTATCAAATTCCACTCTTGTTCAGATTGAAAATAATGCATCGAATGATAATGATTTTTATACTAAAAGTGCAATATATATTTTCAATGAATCTTCCACTACATCTCAATTAAGAAATATTACTTCATATACTGCCAATACTTCTGGTAAATGGGTGAAATTAGATACCCCAGCAAATACAACTAATATATATCCAAGTATAACAGGATATAAAATTAGACCAAGAGTATTATTTAATACCGATGCTGACGAACAACCATTAGCATATTGTAGTATAAATACAACTTCTAACTCTATTTTAAGTATTAACATATTGAATATTGGTTATGGAGTAAGTAGAGCATCTGCATCAATAGTATCAAATGGTGGTTATGGCGCAAATCTTTATTGTATAGTTCCACCTCCTGGCGGACATTCATTCAATCCAGAAAATGAATTAAATGTCAATGGGTTGGCTATATATTTTGATTTTAATAGCACTGAAAGTAATACTATAACTATAAATACATTATACAATAAAATTGGTATTATACGTGATCCTTATTCATTAGATGCTAATAATGTTAAAGGATCAGTATATAGTAACACTACTTTTAGTCAAATTTTAAAAGCAAATGTAGCAACTCCTGTAACATTTGCCGTTGGTGATACAGTAAAAGGCAATACAAGTGGTGCTCTTGGTGTTGTTTTATACTCTAATACTACAGTTTTACATTTAGTTGGTGATAAACAATTTTCAACTGGTGAATATATAACATCTTCAAATGGATTAGTATCAACAATAATGACTATAAATACTCTTGGTGATATATACACAAAAGATATAGTACCATTATATGTTAGAAACGTATCTGACGTTTCAAGAGCAAACGGTCAAACAGAAGCATTCAAGTTAATTATACAGGTGTAATAAAAAATGGCATTAGACAAAGATCTCAACGTTCCTCCATATTTTGATGATTATGATGAAGCTAAGAGATTTCACAGAATTCTATATAGACCTTCTACTGCTATCCAAGCAAGAGAATTAACACAATCTCAAACAATACTCCAAAATCAAATCGAAAGATTTGCTAAACATGTATTTAAGGACGGTTCTATTGTTGAAGGCGTTGCCATAACTTATTATCCAAAAGTTCCTTATATAAGTGTCGCTGATTCATTTAATTCTAATAATACGCTTTTACCTACAGATATAAATTCTTCTTATCTTATAACAAATTCTACAGATTCAAATAATGCTGTTCGTGCTGTTGTTAGAATTGCTAAAAATGGATTGGCAATAAGCTATCCAAATACAAATAGATTTTATCTTTCATATATTTACACAGGCACTGACATAGCAAATAATGATGTAACAGAGTTTGCTCCTGGCGATACATTATATTTTTACAACTCAAATCAACAAAAATTCGATACACTAGATGCTAATAATCTAGTAGATACTATTGAAACTCTTCAATCAAACATAGCATTTACATCTAACGGTTATGCTTATTGTATGGGCGTTTCTGATGGTATTATATATCAAAAAGGATTTTTCACAAAGATAGAACCACAGTTAATAACTGTTAGAGATTATTCTACAAATGTTCATAATTATGTTGTCGGATTTAATACTGAAGAATATATTATTGATGAAAATCAAGATCCTTCATTAAATGATAACGCTCTTGGATATGAAAATGAAAATGCTCCTGGTGCTCACAGATTAAAACTTGTTCCAACTTTAGTATCTAAAACAAAAACAGATGCTGCAAATAATACTTCGTTTTTTGCAATCGTAGAATTTGATGGATTAGAACCAACAGAACAAAAAGATACACCAAAATATAATGAAATTGAAAAACAATTTGCAGTTAAAACATATGAAGAATCTGGAAATTATGTTGTAAATCCTTTCAACATAGAAACTATTGTATCTGAATCAAATACACAAACTTTTTATTATCAAGTGTCTCCTGGTGTTGCTTATGTCAGAGGATATAGAGTTGAAAAAGTTGGTCCTACCAAAATTGAAACCCCAAGAGCAACTACTACACAAGTTGCACAAAATCAATTAGTAACAGCAAATTATGGAAATTATGTTTTTTGTAATGAATTTTTAGGTGCATTTGACTCTGAAACAATAGAAGAAGTTACATTATATGATACTGCTCAAAAAGCTATTTCAAATTATGAAGGTACTTCTTCAACACCAAAAGGAACTGCTGTAGGAAAAGCTAATATTCGTGCTACTGTATTTGAAAGTGGCACAAAAGGCAAACCTGAAGCTACATATTTAATTTATTTATTTAATATAAGAATGAATTCTGGTAAAAGCTTTACATCAGATGTCAAGAGCATTTATGTAAATGGCACTTTTGGAGGATCAAAAGCTGATCTTGTATTAGAAAACGGTGTGGCAGTATTAAAAGATTCTTCAAAGAATTCATTATTACTTGATACTGGTTTATACGGAATTAAGAGATTAACAAATAATACAGGAATTGGCGATACTACATTTAATTATACACAAATAAAATCAGCAACATTAGCAATTAATGGAACAGTTTCTGTAACACTTGACGTTGCTGCTCCTGGGGCTTCTTCTGAAAGATTAACATCAACTTCTGGTGCTACTCTTTCTGGAAATTCTATAGAACCATATGATGTTTATTTAACAGCAAATGCTTATACTGCAAATCTAACAGGCACAGTAGCAGTAACTTCTGCCAATTTAACAATTGTTGGATCAGGTAGTGCATTTACTACAGATTTGGTTTCAAATAATTTAATAAGAATAATTGCAAATACAACTCAAACATATGTACGTAGAGTAACATCTATTGCAAATTCTACAAGCTTAACTATAGACGTACCAATACCACAATCTAATGCCTCTACAAGAATTCAAAAGTATTTTGTAACTGGAACTCCACTTCCATTACAATATGTATCTATAAATTCAAATACTTCATTTACTGCAAATCTAAATCTAACATTAGATTCTGGAACACAAACAGTTTATTGTTCTTTTCCAGTTAATAGAAATCAAACAACTGCTATTCCTAAGATTATAAACAAAAATAGATTTATAAAAATAGATTGTTCTAATAATGCAGCAAACACTGTTGGTCCTTGGAATTTAGGACTAAGTGATGTTCATAAAATTAGACATATCTATGTAGGAACAACATACGCCAATACTAATACAGATGGAGCATCATGGTTTGACTTAGACACTGGTCAAACAGACGAAATATATGATCATTCAAAATTAAGAGTATTGCCTGACTATGCAGGACAAATAACTTCTTCAACTAAATTGCTGGTTGAATTAGATCATTTTACAGCAAATACTTCTGCTTCTGTAGGATTTTTCTCTGTAGAATCTTATCCAATTGATGACGCTAATACAGCAAATACAAATGCAATTCAAACCATTGAATTGCCAATATATAATCAAAAAGAACTAAGAAATTATATAGATTTTAGACCATTAAAATCAAATACTGCTGTATCTTCTACTACAATAGCAGGGGCAACTATAAATCCAGCAACTTCTGCTAATGTATTTTCTGTACCTGCTTCAGGCCAACATTTAATCGTCGCTGATAGTAATTTTGAAGCTGATATTGAATACTATCTGCCAAGAATTGATATAGTTTCAGTTGATTTATATGGAACATTTAATGTTAACAGGGGCACACCAGCAACAGTGCCAAGACCTCCTTTTGTAGAATCAGACCAAATTGCATTGGCCGAATGTTTTGTTCCTGTATATCCTTCTGCCACTAAGAGAGAATTTGATTTATATAAAAATATTCCATCAACAAAAGTATCTCTTAAACAAAATCGTCGATATACAATGAGAGATATTGGAACTCTCGACGAAAGAATCAAGAGAGTTGAATATTATACCGTTCTTAATACTGTTGAACAACAAGCAAGAGATTTAACAATTCCTGATGTTAATGGGTTGAACAGATTTAAAAATGGTATATTTGCTGATCCATTCAATTCACATAATATTGGCAATGTTTCGGATTTTGAATATAAAATTGCAATAGATCCTGACAATTCGATAGCTAGACCATATTTTGATAAACATGATATCGATTTCCAATATATTGCTTCTAATTCAACTAATATTCAAATTACAGGACCAATATTAACATTACCATATAACAGTGAAATATTTAATAGACAAAGGTTTACTACCAAATATAGAAATACAACACAATCATTGTGGAAATGGAACGGATTTGTTGATCTTCATCCTGCATCAGACTTTTTCAGAGATGAATCTGTATCACCAAATATCAATCTAAGTTTAGACTTGGCTGCTCCTTGGGAATCGTTTAAAAATTCACCATTTGGAACAATTTATGGTGATTGGAGAAATGTTTCTACTCAAGTTTCAACACAATCAAGCACTGCAATTAATGGATTTTTACAAACAACATCTACAACCACAACATCTACAACAACACAAGAAAAAGTTGTCACACAACTTGGTGTTAATACATTTAATGAAAGATTAGATTTTGGTTCTTATGTTAAGGATGTTGCAATACAACCTTATATGAGAGAAAGATTGGTTGCATTTGTTGCCAAAAATATGAAACCAAATACTACACTACATGCTTTCTTTGATGATGTTTGTGTAGATCAATATTGTGCTCCAGGAACATTATCAGGAGTTACAACTGTTCCAGCAGGACAAGAAGATAAAGTAGTTAATAAAAAAGGCAATTTTGGTGATCCGTTAGTTTCAGATTCTAAAGGGTTTGTTTGTGGTATATTTAAAATTCCAGCACAAACTTTTAGAACTGGAGATAGATATTTTCAATTAACAAATATTGATAGTCTAACTCTTGGCAATGATGCTAGAATGACTACTGGTAGAGCACGTTTTACTGCTGATAATGTATCAGTAACAAAACAATCTACTACATTAAATGTAAGACAACCACTCATTTTCAACAAAAATATTACAGAATCTAGAACAACAACTTCATCTTCTACAGTTGTTACAACTATAGATTTGACACCTCCTTTTTCTGGTGGAGATGGTGGCGGTGGTAGTGGCGGAGATGGCGGCGGCAGCGGCGATTGTTTCGTTGCAGGAACATTAGTTACACTTGCAGATGGAACAAAAACTGACATCAAAAATATTAAAATAGGTGATAAATTAAAAGGTAAAGATGGTGTCAATACTGTTTTAGAAATTGATAAACCATTATTAAATAAAGTTTCTAAACCTTCTTATCTTTATGGTATAAATGGGAGTGTTCCATTTGTTACTTCAGAACATCCATTCTTAACTAAAGATGGTTGGAAATCTGTTTCGCCAACTGAAACATCACGCTTAAAACCATTATTGGCGCATCTAAATGTTACAAAATTAGAAATTGGTGATTTTATTTTCAAAGAAAATGGTTCTTATGAAGAAGTTAAATCTATTGAAGAATATCCAAATCAACCACATCAAATATTATATAATTTTAGATTAGACGGCGATAATTGCTATTATGTAAATGGTCTATTAGTACATAATAAACCAATTGCACAATCATTTAGTATTCAAAATATTCCTGATACTGTATCTGGTGTATTCTTATCCAAAGTTGGGGTTTATTTTAAAGCCAAAGACCCTCAACTTGGATGTACATTGTTTATATGTGAAATGACTAATAATTTTCCAGATATGACAAAAGTTTTAGGAAAATCAGATTTAGAATCTTCACAAATATCAATAAGTGATGATGGTTCTCTTGAAACAGTATTTACATTAGAATATCCAGTATATCTATTAAAAAATAACGATTATTGTTTTGTTGTACAGCCAGTTGCTTATAGTCCAGAATATAGTATATGGGTAGCTGAAACTGGAGATCTTGATGTTATTACAAGAGAACAAGTGTATGCAAATCCATCTACAGGAACATTGTTCTATTCTGGTAACAAAAAGACTTGGACAGATGTGCAATTAGAAGACATCAAATTCAATCTTTATAGAGCTAAATTTACAAATTCAACTGGAACTGCTATATTTAAAAATGAAGACGATGAATATATCTCTATCAACGGATTAAGTAAAGCAAATACATCTCTTGCTATTAGCATAGGTGATATAGTTTATACTGTAAATTCTTCTGCAAATGTAGCCAATGTAGCAAGCATAGTGAGCAATACACTTATTTCTAATTCTACAAATGGTTTGCCTACAGCAAGAATACAATATTTTGATGAAGCTTCTGGAACTATTTGGTTAGATTCTTCTACTGGAGGGTTCTCTAATACAACAAATCCAACAATTGCAATATATCATACTTCTGACTACACAAATACAAGTTTAATTGCTGCAAATACATTAGTAGCATACGCTAATGTTACAACAATTAATAACTTGAAATATCATGCAGTTGTACCAAAGTTTGGTGTTATGCAACCACTTAAAACTTCTGTTTCATTTGATATTAAAGGAACAAAATCAGGTGCTTATACCGTAGATACTGCTTATCAATCAGTTATTAATGAGCATGAATATGAATATGGTGATAATGAAAGATATGTTGTTTCTAAATCAAATGAAGTTGTAAATATGTCAAGCAACAAATCAGCAATATTTAAATTAGGTCTAGAGTCAACATCTGACTTCGTTTCTCCTGTTGTTGATTTGTCAAGAAAATCTATGTTGTTTATTGAAAATATTATCAATAATGATGTTACTAATGAACACACAAGATATGGAAATGCCGTAACCAAATACGTTTCTAAGAAAATTGTTCTTGCTGACGGACAAGAAGCAGAAGACTTAAAAGTATATCTAACCGCATATAGACCTGCCGATTCTGATATTAAGATATATGCTAAATTCTGGAATGGTTTAGATCCTGAAAAATTTGATGATAAAGCATGGACATTAATGCAATATGATAATGGTGGCGATTTAGTTTATACTTCTCCATCAAATACTAAAGACTATATTGAATATGAATTTTCTGTTCCTTCAGTAAATGTAGTAAATTATGCAGCATTCTCAAACAATGGAACAATAACATATAATACATTGGCTGGTGGTGTTACTATTACTTCAAGTTGTACAGCCATAACAGCATACGCACACTCATTTAATGCAAATACGGGTGTTAATAATACAAATGAAACTATTGCTATAACTAATGCAAACACATATTTCCGTGTTAATGATTATGTAACTTATTATACAGCAGCAGGAAATACTGTAGTTTCTGGATTGGCAAATAATACAACATATTATATTACATTCTCTAATGCTACACATATTGCTCTTTCTTCTTCAAGAACCGGAGCAAATGTAGATTTGACTGCTTCTACTACTTCAGAAACTGGTCATTATTTGACAGGTACAAGATTCTTAGATGGATTTGAAGTTGGTGATAGAATTAAAGTTCAAAGTTCTGACTATACAGCAATTAGAACAATTACAAATATTGCTAATAACACATATTTAACTGTTGATCAAGGACTAGAACAAACAAATTCTGCAAGTATATACTATGTTCTAAACAAAGGTGGTGGAGATGGAATTGTTGAATATTACAACACTTCTAGCTCTAGATTTATTGGCTATAAAGAATTTGCTATTAAAATAGTCCTACTATCATCTAATCCTGTTCATGTACCAAGATTGAATGATGTAAGAGCAATTGCACTTCAAGTATAAGGATAAATATATGAAAGGGAATGATGGTTATATTAGAGATGCAACAAACAATGGAGCAGTATTAAATACTGATAATGCTGCTCTGAACGCTTATAAAACTCAGAAAAAAAAGTTTAAAGAATTAAATGAGTTAAAATCAAATTTTAATGATATAAATAATCTTAAAGATGAAGTAAAAGAGATAAAAAACTTATTATCTACAATTTTAGAGAAACTCAATAAATGACAATATCAGTAGCCAATACATCAAATACAAATTCTTTTTATTATTGGTTAACAAAAACCAATGAATTAGCTCATGCTTTGAGTAACTATGTTATTACTACTGATTCAAACAATACTACTGGTAATGCTTATGTAAATGGGACATTTTCTGCTACTACATTAACTGCCAATTCTGGATTAAGAGGTGGTAATGTATCCACTTCAGCAGTATTAACAATAACTTCAAATGTAAACATATCTGGGAATTTATTAAGTATTGGATCAAATGTTTTAATTAATACTTCTGTGTTGTCAATAGGAAATTCAACTGTCAATACAATTGTAAATTCTTCTATAATATCAATTGGAAATACAACTTTAAATTCTTCTGTGTTAAGTATAGGAAATTCAATAGTTAATGTTACTGTTAATTCTTCTTTAATATCTATTGGTAATTCTACTATCAACACATCAATTAATTCTTCATCAATTGGAATAACAGGATATTCAGTTTCAACAGTAAATGTTCAAACATCTAATACAGATTCACAAGTAGTTGATTATTTTGATAAAACTGTATACAGAACTGCTGAATATGTTATGTCTCTCAAAGACAATTCAGCAAATTCACAACAAGCATCAAAATTATTGTTAATCCATGATACTGGTGATGCATATGTTACAGAATATGGTGTCATATCAACGAATGCATCACTAGGTACTTTTTCTGCAAATGCAAATTCAACGCATTGCAGACTTCTTTTCACTCCAACTGCTGCAAACACACAAATTAAAGGTATTAGGACTAATGTTGTTGTATAAAGGAATGATAAATGGCTACTAAAGCAAATTTGGTCATCGATCAAGGAACAACATTTTCTGCTACTTTAAATCTTACTGATGAAAATGGCGATATTCTTCAATTATCAGGATTTTATGCTAATTCTCAAATAAGAAAATGGTACACATCTACAACTGCTGTAAATTTCGTAACTTCTATAAATACATCTAACGGAACTATCACATTATCTTTAGATGCGAACACAACAAATAATTTAGTGGCTGGTCGTTATGTTTATGATGTTGAAATAACAGAATCTTCAACAAATGCTATTTCAAGAGTTGTTGAAGGTGTAATAACAGTCACTCCGGGTGTAACTAGATGACTAACGTAGTCGTAGCAAAAAAGAGAAATATATCTGTATCTGTTAATGCAGTTGCTGGTGTTATAAGCACCACAGAGCCAGTTGTATTAAAAAATACACCAACATTAATAAGCGGAACTGGTGTTACTAGATTAGATCATTTACAAGATGTTGTACCTGATGGCGAAATAACTGGAGCTACATTGATTTATGATGCTACGACAGATAAATATGTTGTAGAAAAAATGAATTTGTCAAATACAGTCGGAAATTTAGATGGCGGAACATTTTAAAAGGTAAAAAAATAAAAAAATGTCAAATTTAATACAGATAAAGAGATCTCTTAATACTGCTGTTCCGACATCGTTGGCCAATGGCGAATTGGCTTTTACTGCAAATGGTGATATTCTTTATATCGGTTCGAATGGTAATGTAGTCCCAATCGGAGGCAAAAGAACTCCTGGAACGTTAACAGCAAATCAAGCATTGGTGGCCAACTCTACTGGCTATCTTGATATTATAAAAACAGCAAATCTAGTCGTAACTGCTCTAAATGCAAACAATTCATATGGTACTTCAGGACAAGTTTTAGTATCAAATGGAATAGGCGTTTATTGGGATACATTGCCTGCTAGTACTTCTGGTTCTGATACTTATGTTCAATTTAATGATGGAGGTCTTGCCAATGGTGTTGCTGGATTCACATTTACTAAAACTACAAATACTTTATTTGTAAGTAATACAGTAACTATTGGTACTGCATCAGTTAACAGCACAAATTATACTGGGACAGCCAATAATGCTTCTTATCTAGGTGGTACAATAGCATCTTCATATGCTCTAAAAACATATGCTAACGCTGCTGCTGATAATGCTTATTCTAATGCTGTTTCTTATGCATCTTCTGCTGCCGGTTCTGCTTATTCAAATGCAATGGCAGATACCCTTTCAAGAAATGGATCGTATACTGGAAATAATAGTTTTGGTGGAACTAACACAGTTATTTCATCAAATCTTACTGTTTCTGGTACTAAACTTTATGCTTATAATACTGATGTTTATGCTAATAGTATAAATCTAGATGGTAATTTTGTTGCAAATGGAAACGTAACATTAGGCAATAATGTTGCTGATACTATTACTATGACTGGTTCTGTAAGCAGCAATGTAATGCCATCTACTAATAATACTTATTACTTAGGTAATAATACTATGAGATGGGCAGAAGTACATGCTCAAAATGTTCATTCTGTAACTGGTTATTTCGATGGAAATGTTCAAATTTCTGGTGATCTTCTTGTAACTGGTAACGTAACAACAACAAATGTTAATTCAGTTGTGGTTTCTGATCCTATTATATACCTTGCTGGTAATAATTATACATCAGATCTTGTAGATATTGGTTTTGCTGCTAACTATAACGACGGCACAAATAGACATACTGGTCTATTCAGAGACGCCACAGACGGAATTTATAAACTATTCTACAATCTAACACAAGAATTGTCTGGTAACAACGTTGTTGATGTTTCAGATGCTACTTTTAGAATTGCAACTCTAACAGCATATCTTGCTTCTGGTGCTTTAACTACTAATGCCACAACAGTTGCTATTACTGCTAATTCTACAGTAAACGTAGCGATTGTAGCAAATACATTATCATTATCAACTGCATTACCAGGAACTTCTGGTGGTACAGGATTAAGTTCATATACAGCGGAAGATATTTTAGTGGCCAATTCATCAAATGGATTTAGAAAATTATCTTTAGGCACAACTGGCCAAGTATTACAATCTAATGGTTCTGCTTTACTTTTCTCAGAATTGGATGGCGGAAGTTTTTAATTTTTGGAGAATATTATGGAAACTGAACAACAAAATGAAAATGTTACTTTGCTTTATATTCAAAAACAAGAACAGTGCATTATTGATTACGTAAGAAAACAACTGGATTATGAAATAAAATTACATTTGATGAATGATAAATTGAATCAACACATTGAAAAAATAAAAGAATTAAGTACAATTATTGATAATCAAAATAGTATTGTTTCTCAGGCTAGTAATAGCATTGAAATGCTTACTGAAGAGAATATGAATTTACAAAAAATTAAATTTTCATACGAAGAAAAAGTTGAAAAATTACAAAAAACTATTTTTGAACTTGATACTGATTTAAAACAATATAAAAAAACGAATGAATCAAATAATAAAAAAATAGCAGACTTACAAATTGAATTAGATAGGCAAAATGACGAGTTAACAGAATTATATAATTCTACTAAGAAAAAACCTAAGAAAGTTCAAGACGAAACATTTTAAGTTCAGTATATACTGAATAGTTAGGAGCCAAAATTGGCCAATACAGTGTTCAAATTGCGCAGATCTTCTGTGGCTGGAAAAGTTCCAAATACTTCTACGTTAAGTATTGGCGAACTTGGTATAAATTTAACAGATCAAAAATTATTCTCATCTGATGGTTCCTCTGTATTTGAATTAGGCGCTAACCTAACTTCTCAATTTGTATATTCTTCATTAATTGTAGGCAATTCGTCTGTCAACACAGTAGTTAACTCGTCTTCCATAAACGTAAAATCTATTATAGCCAATGGTTCTGTTGGTACTGCAAATCAAGTTTTAACATCTAATGGTACTGGAATTTATTGGGCTGCTGCTATCGGAGGAAGCTCTGTAGGCGGTTCAAACACTCAAATACAATTTAATGATTCTGGTATAGCAAATGCTACTGCTGGTTTTACGTTCGATAAAACATCAAATACTGTATCAGTTGGGAATACAACAGTCAATACTGTTGCTAATGGTTCTTCTATTCTTCCTGGTATTTTAGCTCTAAATAATCAAACAGTTAACGACAATTTTACAATTCCTGTTGGCACATCCACTGTTATGGCTGGTCCTGTTACGATCGCAACAGGTAAAACATTAACAGTATCTTCAGGTTCAAGATTGGTGGTAATCTAATGTCAGAAATTCAAGCAGCAAATTTATGGTTTGAATCTTCAAAATCAACAGGTATTGTTGGTGGTGTTACAACGAATACATATACAATTAGGGCTGGTGGTGTAGACCAACTCATTGTTAATTCTTCTGCAACTGTTATAAATAATTTTTCTGCACCAAATACATTTACAATTGGAACTGCTGCATATCATGTTGCTAATGGAAATTTTGGTATCGCTAATAATACACCAATAGATAAATTGAGAGTAGAAGGAACTATTTCAACTCCTACTTCAATTTTAATTGGTAACACAACTACAAATGTTTTCATTAATTCTAGTTCAGTGTCTATAAACAATGTTGCAGTACCAACTTTAATTCAAATGCTTACTTATAATTTAGCTTTAGGATAATTAAATGAAAAGACTTTTAACTAATTTTGATCCTATATTTGATCCAACAGCAAAAACTTTAGATTTTACTGCTCTTTCGTATTTTAATATATCAAAATTATATGCTGTAATAAATGTTACAAGAAATGTTGCTATATATATACCCGGCGCTCCAAATTTAGGCATATCAAATATTAACAATTCTATTATAACGTTACAATATGATACATCAACTCACTCAACTTCAGATCAGTTAAATATTTTTTATGATGATGATAATATAGATCAAAAAACTAACATATCATTAAACAGTTCTATAGATGAAACTCTTAAAAAAATATTAGTTGAACAAAGAATAACAAATATTATTCTTCATGAAATAGGCTTCAATAAAATATTTTCTTTGTCTGAATCAGAAATCGAAACAATCAGAAATGATCTTCTCGAAAGAGATCTATCTAATTTTACCCCATAAATATTAAATTAACTAAAAAAGGAGAAATTACACTATGCTAGTACAAGGACAAGTTGGTCAGCCAACTACAACTTCAATTGCTGCTGGAACTGCACAATCTATTCGTCAAGGCCAACTTGGTGACATAGTAGTTTCAGAACTTCATGGGCGTTATTACGAACAAGCATATCGTAACAACTTATTCAATCTTTCAGTAACAACTGCTGCTGCTATTACTGCTTATACAGGCGCTGCTGGTGGTACACCTCAAATTGCTGTCTATAATCCAATCGGTTCTGGTAAAAACGCTGTAATTCTTTATGCGTCTTTTGCTAACATAGTTGCCGCTTCTGCTGCTGGTACTGTTGCTTGGTCGTTATATTTCGGACCAACTGCTGCAATTACTCAGACTACTACATCTTCTGCGGTTAACATGGGTACATTACAAAAGACTGGTTCGGTGATGACAGGCTTCACTAACGTTGCTCTCACATCATCTACTGCACTAACAAACAATATTCCAATTGGTTTCTATTATTGGGCAACAGCTGCTGGTGCATTCAACTCTGCTCCAACAATGGTCGATCTTGGTGGTTCATTAGTTGTTCCTCCTGGTACAATGGTTGCTTTAGGTGGCTCTGCTGCTCTTACATCAGCTACATGGATCGGTTCATTAACTTGGGAAGAAGTTCCTATCTAATATAACTAATGCAGTCTTACTGGGTTTCTGGTAAGACTGCAATTTTAATAATTTTAATGAACGAGTAGATAATTAATGTCAACATTAGTAACGACAAATATTCAAACAGCAAATGGAACTACAGATCTTACGATAAAAACTGGTAATACTTCCAGTGCTGCTATCATACTTGCTGCTAATGGATCTGGATTTGTAATACAAGGCAATTCCACTTCAAATGTTATGACGGTTAATTCTACTGCTGTTTCATATTTGGGAACGCAATCATTAAACGCTGTTAGCATAAATTTATCGACTAATACATTTACTATCGGTACTGCTGCTTATCATGTTTCTAATGGTTATTTTGGTATTGGAACAAACACACCTCCTTCTTTATTAACAGTTTATAGTAACACTACTTCTGCTAATTTATCTTTAATCGGCGATAATCAAACGTCATCTTTAAATGTTTACAGATTTTCTAACAATTCATCATCCCCACAAATTTATCAATACAAAGCTCGTGGTTCAAACACAACGCCTCTCACAGTTGTAGCAGGCGATGTCGTTGGAAATTGGTTGCAATATGTATTTGATGGTACATCATTTAAACAATTGTCACAGATAAGATCTGTTGTTGATACTGTCGGTGGTACTGATGATTTTTCAGGGTATTTACAGTTTTATACTAGAACTGATGGTCCAAGTGCTGCTGTAACAGAAAGAATGAGAATTGATAAAAATGGCAATACTGGTATTGGCAATACATCTCCAGCACATACGTTAAGAGTTGAAGGTACTATTTCGGCTCTTACCTCTGTAGGAGTTGGTTCAGCAGTTACAATTAACACCACATCAACATATATTGCTAATCTTACTTCGAACGGCACTTCGTATGTATCAAATGGATTTTATGTTGTTGCTGGAAATTGGGGTGTTGTTTCTGCAAATATAACATTAAATGCTGCTAATGGTAATTATCAATATTTAACATCAAATGCAGCATATACTATAACTGCACCAACACAAGATTGTGCTATTGATATTTTAATCCTAAATGGTTCTTCGGCTGGTTCTTTAACATTTTCTGGATTTACTATTCAATCTGGTGGTACTGGCGATACATATGCTACAACAGCAAGTTCACAATTTATATTATCAGTAAGAAGAATAAACGGCGTTTCAACATATGTGTGGAAAGCATTACAATGATTATTTTGCCTGATCGTAATATTTGTAGAACTAAATTTTTGATGCCAGTATGTCAAAAGGAATGGAGAGATCCATCTATTGCACAGAAAAAAGATGAACTTGGTAATTCAGTATTCAGAACAAGTTTTCGTATTCGAGCCAGATTAAACGATGGATTTATTAGATGGGTTGGTTGGTTTGATTCAAGAGATGATTTTGATGCATTTTTATGGGCAATTGCAAACGATACATTAAAATATGAAAAAGAATTGTGGAAATTGCCAACGCC